CCAAAAGAGTTTCCTATCGCTCCTGATATTTGAATTAATTGAAACATAGGATCTTGTAATTTTTTTAAATCTTTTTCAATATTTTCAATTGCACCTGTAGTTGAAAATTGTAAATTATCTGTTTCAGTTTGAACAGATTGAATAGAACCTACAACACCATCAAAAATAGTTTTTAGTTTTGCAAATTGTTCCTCTAATTCTTGTAATTCTCTTTTTACTCGTTCATTTGGCGATTCAAGATTTTTTAATTTATTAAATAATCCTAATCTTAGAAAAGCAGTTCGTTTAAAAATATCTAATAATCTTTCTCTTAATCCTATTTCTTCTATAGTAGCTTTTCTTTCTTCAAATTTTGCTTCTAATAATATCTCTTGTAATTTTAACTGTATTTGTGCAGCAGTATTATTTTTTAAAGAAGCAATCAATTCAGCTTGTTTTTCAAAAGTAATATTTTTAGAAATAGCTTCTATAGCTCTCAAAGCTGTTGCTTGATCTTTTACATTAGCAATCGCAAATAAACCACCTGTATCTTGACCTATCGTTTGTGCTAATAATTTACCTCTTTCTTTACCAAAACGACTAAATGCATTTGCAACTTCAAAAGCCTCTTCTTTTGTAATTTTCAAAGAATTAGCTAATTTATTTATTTCTCTTCCTGTAAATTCAGAATCAAAACCCAAAATCTTTAATTGTCCATTTAATTTTGCTATTGATAAATTAAAATTATCAACTTTCTCAATTGCTTGACCTACTGCTGTACCTGCAATAGATAATGCAAATCCAAATTGACCACCAGCTAAACCACCAGCTAAACCACCAATACTACCACCAACTGCTGCTGCTCCTGTTTGTCCGAATAATAAAGGAAAAGCTCCACCAATAATTGCACTACTGGCTGCATTTCCAGCAGTTTGCCTTCTTCTTCTTTTATTTTCTGCTGCTGCTAATTCTCTTTCTCTCTTGGCTCTTAATTCTCTTAATTTTATTGCTCTTCTTTGTATTTGTGCATCCCGTTGTTCAACAGTTTGCATACCTTTCATTCTACGAATAACATTTTCAGCAGCTTTTTCACTCGCTTTCAAACCTTCACTTTGCTTAAAAGCAGCTTTTGTAAATTCTTCAAAAGTAAAAGATCCAACCTTTGCATTATCAGCTACGTCTTTAAACGCATTTGCAGCAGCCCGTTGTTGTGCTGGTGTATCTCCAATCGTCTTTCCTAGCTGATTTACTTGTTGAGCATATCTTCTTAGTTGTCCTAACGCTTTAGCAATTCGATCACCACTTGCACCACCTACTGCTTTACTTAAATCAATTGATCTTATTCGACTTATACTTGCTTCTAATTTCTTTGCAGAAGTTATTGCTCTGTCAACTTTATTTTGACCAACTACCTTAAAATTTATATTTACGCCGTAGGTAGACACAAAAAAAATTAAATATTTCTTTTATCTTACCTTCTTTTACCTCTTAAAGCATTAGTTTTTTGTGCTTGTTCTTGTTGTTTTTTATATTCTTCAGTTTCAATTTCTGAAAAAGCAGCCCAACCTATCATTTCTTCAATGGTCAAAGTTTCACAAAGTTCAGCTACAGTTTTGCCTAATTCTTTAGCTAAAGAAAAAATAAATTGCCAATCTTTATTAGCTTTTCAAATCGGCTTTAGCCTCTTCTACCTCCTTATCAGCACCAGAATTAATCATTGCCAATTGAATTTCTTCCAGAATAGTTACATTAACTTCTCTTCTTAAAGATGCTTTATCTCCATCTTGAAAGATACGTTTACCATCTACATCTAAAGATTTTTCAATCATCATTTGTAAAGCATAATCGTTAATATCTTGTGATGATTTTTTTTGTATTGCCTCTCTTTCAGCAATAGTCAAGGGATGCCAATAAATAGTTAAAATAATTTCACCATTTTCTTTAACATCATGTTTGTAAAGTTGAGAAATACCAAACTTGTTTTTGAGTAAGTCTACTGCTCTTGTCATATCAAAATTATATTACTTTACTATATTAAGCGTTAGCGGTAAATTGGCAAGATATTACACCTACAAAGTGACTTCTATCCTCAATATTCAAGGGAGTTGGACCAGTTATATCAAGGACTCTGGGTTTACAACTAAAAGTATCAGTGTAGTTAGAAGCATTAACAGAAGTTAATCCATTAATAACAGCTTCGCCTATTGCAGATAAAACTGAAGTTCCTCTATCTTTAGGACAATAAACATTACATTGAATGACTCCAGCATAATAATCTGAAGATGCTCCTTGATTTTGTAAAGTTGATTGACCAAAATCAACTGTCATAATTATATATTTTTTAGTTTTTCCAGGTGTTGTGTAATTAACGTTGTCATAAACCATCAAAACAGTATTGTCTACTGCTGCTACTGCATCTGTTACTGCTTTTTCAAAAGCTGCTCTTGTGTTAACTAAAGTCATAATTAGAACTCAGAAGTACCAGTATATTTTCTACCTTTTTTACTACCTTTACCAAATAAAACTTTCTTTTGAGTAGCACCAAGTTTAATAGCACCACGTTTTTTCTCTTGAAAGTTTTGATCAATAACATTTTTAATATCATTTTTTACATATTTTGCTATTCTTGGGTCTTCTACAACATAACTTGAATACTCAGCTTGATTGCCAATAAAACATCCTTTTTTGTAATCAAAAGTGGGAGGAGAAAATCTAGGTTTTATTTTTGGATCAGATGGTTTTGATCCCTTTGGTTTCCATCCCTCACCACCTTTTGGTAAATCATGATTTCTTTTAATTGATGCCCAAGGTTCAAAATCTTCTCTTCTATCTTTTTGTCTTACTTGACTTTTTTGTGCTCTCCAACTTGATGCTAGAAATCCTGTATAAACTGGACTATTAGTTTCCGTTGCAAGGTCAGCCAAAACATCTCCAATCATTGAATTAAATGCTTCATTAAATTGAGCATCTAAATCAGGTTCTAAATTTTTAATATCTCTATCTGCCATTAAAATCTCACTAATAAAGTAAATAGATAGGTTTGTCCACCTTGTTTTGTATCAATACTTGTTATTTGTGCAACTCTTGTAGATCCAGCATAAGTTAATGTAACTTCATCATCTAAATCAGGTTGATTATCTCCAATAAGATCAGGTGTTATATAAATTTTTGCTTCTCTCATTTCTTGACCACCTTCTCCTTCGGATCTTACAAATTCTACTGGTGCTTTTATGCTATAAGCCGTATCAGTTGTAGTAAATGCTCCTGTACTTGTGTTATAGCTTCCAGATGCTTTTCTTGTATAAGTAATCGTCGAATCAAAGGAACTACCAAGATCCGCTACAACTTGTTTTGCAATCTGTTTAAATGCTGAGTCTAACTGTCCTGCCATTATCCTCTCACCACTCTAAGTTGAAAACTACCAGCACCACCCAACATATAAGCTCCAAGATAACTTTGTAACCACGGATAAACGTCAAGAATATTATTAACAGAACCAGTACCCTGACTATCAGTATTGTATTTAACCT